ATTTTTAGCTACTTTATTCGCTTGTTTTAATCCGAACCTAATACCTCTATGCATCTTTCTACCCATGTGAATAAAAAAGTAAGACTGCATCTCAGGAAACGGCACATTAAATGCTATCGAAGAAGCAACCACAGTACAACAATTTTTGTCTTCATGGTCTTCTAGGTAGCTTTTAATTTCTTGGTAATCCATAATTATCCTTTTTTGATTTCCATATTTGCCCACCTTTTAAGATGGGCAATTCATCCGATAATCAATCGGAATCATCAGTATGGTTATACTTCTAGTTCCTTTACATTTTTGATCAGGACAGTACCTCTTTTATTTGTGCGACCAGATTGATGTAAGGATATTTTTAATACATTATCCCATGAGGAAATGTGCTTATCAATTAGATTTTCCAATTCCTCAAAAAAGGTCTTTTCTTCAGGCTTTGGTTTTTCCTCAAATATAACTCGGAATGTTCCAACGCCATCTTTTATCTTACCATTATTGACCATATCATTTTTAAGATGAGTTGTTTTTGTCCTTTTAATGGTTACCTTATGAGTCTTAACCAAGTCACCTAATATATCTTGCTGAGTCTTTTTAGTTTTGATAAGAGGTTGAATCTTAGTCCTGACGAAAGATTTAAATTTCTTTAATTCATCAGAATTTTGATTGCCCTCAAGTTTAGCAAACATAAGAGTCAGTTCCTCAGTTAATGGTGTCATAAATGTTTCTGGATTCATTAACGCCACATCTGCTTTTATTGATTCAGTCATGGTGTTAGTCAATTTCTCAACTTGCATACCCATCTTAATTATTTCTCTGGGTGTCATCATTTTTTTACTCATTTTTGTTTCCTTTTTTTTAGTTAAATAATGAGATCAATTCTAATGATAAGCAATAATGCGAGTCAAGTAATTTCTTTGTTAATTCTTAACATTTTATCCATAAGTCCAGATATTGCTATATTTCCACCGAGAATCTTGTCCGTATTTTACCCCTAGAAACTCGTAAAAAACTTTTTTAATACTAACTATCGTTTACTTAAAAAGATTCCAAGAAACCCCAAAATATCGCAAAATCAGCAAATTGACCTCAAAATACAAAAGTCAAGTACTTTTTTCCTCTCAGACTAAAAAAACTTTTGTCAAGTCTTTTTTTCATTTTTGTTAAAAAAAAATTGGAGCGTTTTAACAAAAGTCAAGAAAAAAATATAAAAAAATATTTCTTGACAAATATAATTTTCTGTTTATAAATTTGGGTTTATTGTTATTGAGACTCAATCTCAAATATAAATTATAAATTATAAATATAAATATAAATGAGACTCAATCTCATTTGTTTTGATTCAAGCCCAAATTCACTTATTGCTATTGAGACTCAGTCTCATTAAGCTCTTGCTATTGAGATTCATTCTCAAAAAGCGTTTTTATTGAGATTCATTCTCAATAGTGAGAATTTGGCTTTAAATCTGCCTAAAATCAGGCTTTTTTAGTCTAGCCTTGGTTAGGTATGCCTAAACTAAAAAAAGCCCGTTTTTAGCCTATTTTAACGGCTAAAAATTGCAATAATCAAAACAGAATGACCAACTACCAATGAAACGAAGTAGATTGTTAAAATTGCAATTTCTAACAGATTAAAAAATGAGTTTAGTATTTTTTCAATCATTTTTTTTAGTTCCTTTTTTCACCAAAAAAGCCCCGTAAATGACGGGGCTTAGTTTGGGCGGTATGTTTAAGGGGCTTAGTGAAAGATCAATCCTACTTTCTTATTCTTACTTATCCACTTAGTGGCGTACAAATCAAATTCACTAGCATTTACATACTGTGCATTTTTCAAATCATTTTCAGATTTAAAAATCTTGGTGTGCCTGTCTTTTGATCTGTCAATCAATTTTGATTGTTTCCCACTATCCGAAAAAATGAAATCGAAGTTTTCTGGAATCTCATTTCTTGAATACGCTTTTTTAATTTGGTTTACATTGTTAGTGTATGAGTAAAATTTTACACTTGGTAAATCCCTTGCAATATCAAGCCACTTAAAAAGGTATTCTTTTGAGTAATAGTCTCCACTATCATGTACCCTTAAAAAATCTACTTTCTTTTTTACAATCTCCGCTTTCATCAATTCTTTAAAGTTGGATTGTTTAGTGATTTCTAGCCTTTTCTCAAATGCTGGTTTCACATTACCCCAGATGTACGCCCCTTTTTGAGCATAGCAAAATTTTACACATTCACCAGCTAATGGGCAGGTGATTTCACCTGATATGCTTTTGTAAGCAGGAATTCCAAAATTGAAGACCCTCCGCCCAAAATGAGCGGATGTCTTTTTCAGTTTACTATTTTGTGTTATTAGATTCATTTTTATTTATCCTTTTATTTTGTTAAGTGTTAACTATTTATTATGAGCTATGTGAGAAACCAATACGTATTGATTGTCTTCTCTAAATTCTGTCCGGGCTTCTGTCCATGAATGCTCGGTGTTTTTAGGCGAGAAACGTCCGAAAGATTTTATTTTAACTTCATCATTGTATTTTGTTCTAAAGTGGCTCACGTCTATAATAGCTCCGTTATCACTATTGAATACGTCTATAATAGCTCCGCAGGGCAATTTAATTTCCATTCTCTCGTTTTCTTTCATCTCGATAGTATCTAGTTTGTTACTTGTCATGTTTATTTCCTTTTCTTTTGTATTGTTTAATTCGCTTACAGCTTTCTCTACACTTTGGACATCGTCACTAGTTTCAATTATTTTAAAATCACTTTCTTTCAGAGTGTCATCATTGTCTAGCATAAAATCAAGCTCATTTAATACGTCATCTTTGTCGTATGATCCCGCTTGAATAGTCCAGATTCCTTCGTATTTCTCTACTAAGTTGAAATATCTCTTGTTTTCTTCTTGTCTCATGTTTATTTCCTTTTCTTTATTTTGCACGTTTTGAGCGTTTTTATTCTCGACAACAGTTGTCGGTTGCCCTTGTTTGTGCGTGTTATTTATGTAATTCATGCTCCGATTTTATATAGGATAGAAATTTTGTCAAGTAGGGTTTTTTTCTGTCAAGTAAAATCTTCAATTCTTTCCAAAAAAGAATTGGAGATGATTCTTAAAAGTCAAGTAAAATATTCGAGCTGATTCCTCATAATACAAACAAGGCACTAAGTCAAGTATATAGTACAGA